CAGCCGCATACTAGCCTCAGCCAAACACAGAGAGCGGTGGCTGCACCAGCGGTGTCTGGTGGACCCCACCGCGTATCCGAAGTGACCTGACGGTGATCGGGCGCTTCCACAACAACGAACTGACTCGTTTATCAGTTCGTGCGTGGAATGCCGCCGGGTGCCATGTGTCACCAGCCGTTCCTTCGCACGACCACAGAAGGAACGCACATGCCCAGTATTGTCGACCTCCAGTTGAAGAAGGGGCAGCTCGCGAAAGATGCGGGCGAGATCATTTCGTCCGCCCACGCCGACGGCCGCGATGCCCTCCGCCAGGACGAAACCGACAAGTTCAACGCGATCCACACCGACATCGAAGCCCTGACCAGCCAGATCAAGATCCTGCAGCGGCAGGACGAAGTCGAGCGGTCGCTGGGTGAACCCAGCCAGCGCAAGAGCGAACCGAACCCCATCGCGGAGAGCCGTAGCGAGTCGCAGCTCTCGCGTGGCAACCGTGATCAGCAGGACGCGATCCGAGGCTGGTTCCTGGCCGGTGCGCCGAGCCACGGGGCTGTCCCCGCGCAGTATCGTGAGGCGGCGCGGCGTGTCGGGCTGAATCTCGACAACAAGAGCATGACCTTCCGCCTGGGCGGGAATGCCTTGCAGGGTCGTCACCGCGACGACATCCTCCGCTGGGAGCAGTCGCACGCCGAGGAAATCCGCGCCAACGCCGGCCCGCAGAACTCGACCAGCTCGGGCGGCTATTCGATTCAGGACGCCGCGATGCGCGAAGTCGAAGTCGCGCTCCTGTCCTTCGGCGCGATGCGTCGGGCCGGCTGCACCATCATCCGCACGGATACCGGTGGGCCGCTGCCGATTCCGACCGTGAACGACTCGACCAACGTCGGCCACCTCGTCACGGAAGGCACGACCATCGTCACCACGGACGTGACGTTCGCCCAGCTCGTGCTCGACGCCTGGAAGTACACCTCGGACAAGGTGCTGGTCTCGACCGAACTGATGCAGGACAACTCGGTGAACCTGCCGATGCTGCTTGGTCGGATTCTCGGGGAACGCATCGGCCGCGCCACCAACGTCGCGTTCACCACCGGCACTGGCACTGGTCAGCCGAACGGCATCGTCAATGCCGCGACGTTTACCCAGCTCGCCACGGGCAGCTCGAGCTCGCTGACGCTCACCAACCTCGTGAACCTCTACCACTCGGTGGATCCGTCGTACCGGGACGGCGCCAAGTGGATGTTCAACGACTCCACCCTGGCGAAGATCAAGCTGTTGGTGGACTCGCAGAGCCGTCCGCTGTGGCTCCCCGGCCTCGTGGATCGTGCGCCGGATACCCTGCTCGGTTCGCCCTACGTCATCAACCAGGACATGGCGGCGGTGACGAGCACCGGTAAATCCGTCCTGTTCGGTGACTTCAGCAAGTACTGGATCCGCGACGTCCGCGACGTCACCCTGCTCCGCCTCGACGAGCGGTTCGCAGAGTTCCTGCAGGTGGCGTTCCTGGCGTTCATGCGGACGGACGGCGACCTGCTCGACGCGGGCACGCATCCGGTCAAGGGCATTCAGCAGGCCACGGCATAAACGCGGTCGGATGACGGCGGTGCCGGGGCATACCCGGCCCGCCGTTCCTTTCCTTTTGGAGTCATCCACATGCAAGTCACTCTCATCAATTCGACGGTGTTAGGCGGGCAGGGCACGATCGGGTCCAAGAGTCTCGGCGTGGCGAATCCCGCTCCAGGTGTCGGTCCCATAAGCGGCGATGCGAGTATCAAGATCGGCTCTGCTGAAGCCAACGAGCCACTACCAGCACACATCGATAGCGGCGGTCCTGCGCCCATCGCCACGCCGGCCCCGAGTGCGGCGGAAACCGTCAACGGTGGTCCGCATACCTTCGAGAGCCAGTACTCCACACAAGGTCCGATCCCGAAGGGATAGCTCATGTCGTCAGTGCTCGCGCATATCGCCCATCGGTTCGCCTCGCAGGTGCGCGTGAATGGCGTGCTGTGTCTCTCCAGTAATGGGGATCCGGCGCTCGTGCGGGCCTTCGCGGAGTTGGGGTGGTCGGATCCGCAGCCCATCGACGCGATCCCCGCACCCATCAAAGCGCAGCCTATCGAACGCGCCGTGCTTGAGCCCCCCGTGAGGCGGCGAGGCTGATGTATCCGCCCTACGCCTACCGGTCGCGGCAGTACGACTCGTTCGATCTGCAGTGGGCGCGGACGGTCGATCCCACCGTGCCTGTGATCAGTTTGCGGGAACTGAAAGACCACGCCCGGATCTCGCAGTCGCAAGGGGACGCCACGCTGCTGCGGTATATCGGAGCCGCGACGGATGCTGCCGAACAGTACCTGAATCGCGGTCTCGTGACGCAGACCTGGACGCTCACGTTGCGGTGGTTCGCGGACGTCATGTATCTCCCAATGGCGGCCCCGCTGCAGAACGGCGTCTCGACGGCGCCGGTCGTGAAGTACTACGACACGGCGGGCACGCTGCAGACATTGGCGACGTCGTCATATGACGTGGATACCGTGAGCCGTCCAGGGCGGATTCTGCGGAAGGCCAATGTGAGTTGGCCGGCGCTCCAGAGCGGGAAGCTCGGCGGGCGCGTGGTCATCACCTACATCGTCGGCTGGACCGATCCGTCCTTGGTCCCCGAACGAATCAAGCAGGGCATCAGGCTCTACGCGACATGGCTCGATGCGGATCGGGACGGGATGGATCCCAACGGGCAACGTGGGCGTGAGGCAGCGGAGGCGTGCTGGGCGGATCAGGTCTTCGCGATTGAACCGACACAGTCCGTCTACGGATACAACCTGTGCCCCGTCTAGGCAGTGGCTCTGGTCGCTATGGGATTTGGGTCACGTTGTCGCAGTCACCACAGGTGACGGATGACAGCGATGGGTTCTTTGAAGCCCTCGATCCTGTGGGTGCGTGGGCGTCGATCCGGCCACAGCTTGCGGACAACGGTCGCACCATCAGCCATGTCGTCGAGATGCGCTGGCATCCCCAAGTGACGATCGACACCCGCATTGTCTACGAGGACGTGAACAAGCCGACTGGGAAGACGACACGCGAATTGTTCGTCAAGGGTGTGCAGAACCTCGAAGAAGAGAACAGCACGTTGGTGTTGCTCTGTGAAGAAGTGACGCCGTGACGGTGCGGATCAATTTCGAGGGGCTGAACGAACTCCGCGAAGGGTTGAGTCGCCTCCCGCAAGAGTTGGCCGCGAAAGCCGCCACGGTCGTGCAGCAGACAGCCGAACAGGTGGGACAAGAGGTCCAGGCGAACTATCCCACCCACACGGGCAACTTGAAGCGCGGGGTGCGCGTGACGGTTGATGGGTCCAACGTCTCGACGCGGGGCATCGTCCGCAGCGCGTCTCCGCACGCCCATCTCTTCGAGTACGGCACCGTGCGTCGACAGACGCGGACGGGGGCGAATCGCGGCGTGATGCCGAAGGCGCCTGATGACGAACGGGTCGGCCCTCGGGCGAGTCGCGCTCGCAGACGGATGGTGGATCGCTTGGTCGCCATCGTGGAAGAGGCTGGGCTGACGGTGAGCGAGACATGACCCTGACGATCGTCGTACCGACGATTGGCCGTCCCACGCTGGAGACGACGCTGCAGTCGATTGCACGGCAGGATCTGCGTCACGGCGATCGGTTGATCGTGGCACTGGATACCTACCAGCAACCGCCACGGCCAGACGTCGCGGCCCTCGTGGCGCGGTATGGCTTTGAACTCCTGCCGGTCGATGGGGGATTCCATTTCATGGGCAACCCCCAACTCAACGCCGCCATCTCCGGATGCACCACGGATTACTTCTGTGCCCTTGGCGATGACGACGTGTACGTCGATGGGGCGATTGCCCGTCTGAGAAAGACGCTCAAGCCGGGACGCGCCCTGCTGTTCCAGTTCTACGCCCCTCCGTATCTGGTCGCAGGCGATCCGCGCCGGTTCGTCCTGTGGGCGGATAAAACGCTCCGAGTCGCCAATATCTCCGGCTGCTGCATCGTCGCCCCACGCGAGGCCCTGGTGCCGGTCAGTGATCAGCAGCGGTGCGAGGTGGACTTCGACTGGATCGTGGACATCGTCGCCAAGACGGGCCAGCGGCCGATCTGGCTGGACGAGGTGCTGATCATCGCACGGCCCGATCTCCGAAAGGCGTGTCGCGGTGTTGGGGCTGTGGCTTCCGAGGCTTCATCGAGGATCTGACGGACGGGCTCTGCGCGGACTGCGTGCCGGTCTTCTCGCTGGTGAGCGCATGACGCGGCCCCTGAAGCTGCTCGTGTGCCATCCCGGTGCCTCGTGGGCGACCGCTGATGTGTTTTGGGGCTTGATGCACGGCCTCAAGTATCACGACGTCGACGTGGTGGCCTTCCGGCTTGATCAGCGGTTTGCCGCTTCGCAGTCGTCGCTGTATTGGCTCTGGCGCACGAAGAAGAAGAGTGAACCGACGCTGGAACGGCCCAACGCCGCGGATCTGAGCTACCACGCCAGCATCGGGGCGCTCGAGATGGCGCTCCGGCATCGCGTCGACTGCGTCGTCGTGGTCAGCGCCATGCTGCTGCATCCCGACGTCCTGATCATGATGAAAGAGGCCGGACTGCGGGTGGTCGTCCTCTTCACCGAATCCCCCTACGACTACGACGCGGAGATGAAAGTCGCGCAGATCGTCGACGGGGGCTGGAC